GCTCCGACAAAATTCAAAAACGGACAAATACTTGTTTTATTAAAAGCCTTTAAATAAAAATTTAATTTCTTTTTTACGTTTTCTTGTCCGATTAATCCTTTAAACATATCATTCATTATTCAAACCTTGTTATTGAGTATTTGATTTCAGGAGTAGTTTCCTTTGTTTGTTTATCTGTATGACAAGGAAGTTCTTCCGAATCCTCTTCGTCAAACTGGAAGCCGAGATTTTCCAGCCAACTTTTCTTGACTGGAACCATTCCCCATGCTCCGACATATTGCCCCAACTCCTCATAGGTGAGCGAGTGATAGGCTAGTGGTCTACCTCGTTTTTCAATCATGGCGACAATTCAAAAAGAAAATCGTCCATGAGTCAAGATTTTTTTAAAAAAACTTCGATCCCAAAAAAACTAAAGCCGCCAACGCTTGCTGTTGACGGCTTCGAGAGCTACTTCCACTCATGGCGGATAAGGCTAAATTAAATTACACTATTCTAATTCATCTGAAATTCTATAAGAATCAGAGTCACGATGAAAGGTACTAGCTTCAATGAGCAAGACAGACCCATTGTGGGCAATAAGTTGATGCGGTTGCCCTTGAGCAACCTCGAACTTCTCCCCAGTGTGTAAGATGACACTGTTTCTAATGCCACTTGTTGTATCTATTAAACGTAGGCATAGAGTGCCTTGTATGATATAAAAAACTTCATGTTTTTTTAAATGAAAGTGCATTGAGGTATGCTTACCTTCACTAATAAAAAGTTCTTTTCCGCAATAATTTTCTTCTTCATTATTTGCGAACCATTTTTCGTGACCCCATCTTTTTTTAACATATTTGATTTCAGTTTGCATAATTTAAAATAATCCTAATGTCTTGCAGTTCCCTAAAATAATAAATGAACAAGTTATTATATGCAATAAAACCCATAGAGTTCTAAAAATTAACATATATTTATCGTAGGGCTCAGTCTTGTCATCGCTATACGAGCCTAACGCATACTGCCATATTTTGAAAAATTTATTCATCCATAAAACTAAATTTTGTTTGATTTTCGTCATCGAACTCTTCAGAGGTTTCTTCCTCTAGATTTTTGGGCCTCATTACTGGTACACTCAAAAAGTTTTTTTGCGCGATTCTAATAATAAACCTCATCAAAGCAAAACTATATATTTTATTTAATTGAACTTCATTATTATTTGGGTCAACAATAGTAAATGTTTTATTTTCTTGATCCCAAGAGAAGCAAGCGTTTTTTAGTTCTTTAGTTATTTTCATGTTTTAATTACAGATTAAATGCTTCTAATGTATATTTGAAAGGATTACCCTTTATTTCTTTAATTAAGTCAAGCATATTCTGAGCAATGTCCCTTGTTTCTTTTTGTGTGTCAGGTTTTAATCTCAAATCCCAAAGATGAATAAACGCCAATAAGGAACCAGTCCAAATAAATTGAGTCTCAAGACACAATGGTAATATTATTCTAGCTTGCTCTTTCGCTACCCCTGCTTCGCAAAGCTCTTTGTAGAGTGATTTAGACAATTCAACATGGTTTTCCATTTTAGAAAGTAAATCTGGCCTATCTACAAACCCATCGCTTCCCTGTTTAGAAGATTGAGACTGTTTTCTTAACTGCTTGGTTTTGTAATATTTATCACTAAAATCTACATACCTCCCACTAATACTATTGGCAGACAAGCCAACCTGATGTTTAAATAATTGCCTTTCAACGAAAATACTACATTCAATCCTAAATTGAAGTTGTGGATGCCTAAAAGGAGCAACGTGCTTATGATCTACAAGAAACTTAATTAAATTAGCATCTTTTCCGTCGAAAACTTCCTTTTCTTTTCCGTAGCTTACTCTCGCTGCATTAACAACCATAAGGTCGTCCCCAAAATGATTTATAAGTTCAACTTTCATATATTAATTTGTAAGTTTCTTTTGTTTTTTTTCCGCAAGTGTTATTTTTAAGTCTATTGATCGTCGGCAAACTCAATGGGCAAATTTGACTTAACATTTTAAGGGAATTTGCTTGCCATTTTTCCTGAGTTTTAATATTAATTAATGTGCATTTTATTGCGTTAGGAGGTAATTTGCCTTCCCAAGTAGCAAGCTTTTGTAAGCGAGAATCAACATCTTTCGTTAGCCCTTTATTCCACCTCGGAACAGACAGGCAGTTTTTCATTCTTTTCTTTTTATGTTCTTCTGATTCTTTTTTGCCAAACATGGGGTTTTTTGCCCCTTTTTTTGACTCTGACATTTTTTTTCTTTGCTCTCTGGTTCTTTTTTTACCAGTATTTGACTTTTTAATCTTGTCAATATGTTCTTGAGTTAGTTTCTTGCCTCGTTTAGATTTAGACATTTTCTTTTTAGCTTCATCTGTATGGCGATAACCTAATGGTCTATCAGCCATTCTGCAATTATTAAAACCAATCTTTCTATCGTAGCACTTAGTAAAATCTATCCAAAACTGCTCTCTAGAAATTAAATCTTCAACCGAACATAACTCAATAATTTCTGAAATGAAATCATTGCATCCATATTTGTTATAAGCAGATTGTAAATGTGGGTTAATGTGATTTTGATTTTTTAATTGAGTAAAATGTTTCTTTAATCTAGACTCTATATTAAAAGACGATCCTATATATATTTTACTATTAGAACAACATTTGATTTTATAAATTCCACTTTGCATTATAAAGTATAAATACACATAAAAAATGAATATGAGAAGCAATATCAGTATCAACTAAAAAGTGTAGGCCAGATTTAATTCTACTTTATTCTTCATCACTTACTGCATTTTCAATAGCTTGCATAACAAACTGATTAAAAGTAATATCTAATTTATGCGCTGCAATCATAATATCCAGTAACTCTTTTTCAGAAAGATCCAGTTCGATTGTGGTCATCTCGACTGGCTTTTTTATTTCAATAGAACCATCTATATTGCCATTTACTTCGAGTTTTGTGCCTTCTTGCCATCCAAGATTTTTTAGAATTGAATATGGTATCTCTATAAATAAATCACCATTATCCATTTCTATTATTTTTGTAGTAGTTGATGTGTTCATTATTTTTTTGTAAATAGAACTTTGAACTCGTCATCTTTTGAGAACTTAAAGATGTCGTCCCCATCTGGGGATATTAAGTAATTATTTCTAAATAAAAATGTATCAAATTTCTCTATGCCGTCCCATTTATCAATTAAATCTGGATGGTTGGCGTGGATTATCGGAAGACAATAGCTTGGAGCTTTTTTTGCAGCTCTCCTTGCTATTATATTTGAACCACTCTTGTTCGTATTTGGTTCTTCTGTATTCGTATCTAAATGTTTTTTATTTAAAAACAAAAAATAATCCTCTGGAGTAATTTTCATTAATTCAAAACCATCTTCCTTTTTAACAATCAAACCATCCATATTTGACTGTTTGGGATTCGTATTTTGAATCGAAGCAGTTATTTCGGAAGTATTTTTATCGTTTACAAAAGAAACGAGACAGATGACAAATAAAATAGAAACAAGTGTCCTGGTCAAAACGCTCATATATATACCTTAATTAAAAAATAGTATATAAAATTGGATTGGGATACTCTCTGATACTACAGTATGTAAGATACCCTTTCTCTGGTTGAGGCTCAACAACTAGCCATTTGTCATCCACGCATACTAAACATACCATGTGATTACTATTGCCATCTGAAGCTGGAACTCCACCAAATTCTTTCTCATTTGTTACAATAGCTGCACCTACCGCAATCGCAGCGTTTGCATTACCTTTGATAACAGTTGCACCTAATAAAGATTTATAAAGCAAGGCAAAGTGATTACACTCATACGAACCAAGCTGGTATGAGGTATTAAAAAATACCATTTTAATATAAATATCATTAAACTTGTCGAACGTGTCTTTTGTGATGGAAACGTATGTTTTGTCCAAAGGTAGCGTTCTTATTGAATAAGAATCAAAGTTTTCCGCCATCTGTTTTGAGCTAATTTTACTAGCGTACTCAGGCTTCGGGAAATCATCAAATGAGTCCGATTGATGGTACTCTTTATTTGCTATAAGCAGTAGCACGGATATTGTAAATATTATTACAAGTCCAGTAAAGATGCTGCTAAGTTTCATTTTTGCCAGTTTTTCTGTCATTTTATTATTCATAATTTTTAAAAGGGTTTGAGGTGAGGTTTAAGGATAGAGAAGGCTTGAAGTATATTTGACTCCTCCTTAGTAGCTTTTCGGACTAAAAAGTTTTGGTCTTCCCATGTATCATTATCATATACATTTAACGTAGAATTGTCAAGTTTAAAAAACTGAGTTTCTGTTAAATTTTTTCTTGATATATTTAAAATAGTATCAGCAGTTATTGATCTCGCAGTATCTTCTGATATTTCAACAAACTCTTTACGATTTATTTCAATTGTTTTCATATACTGGGTTGATTATGCAGGTTGATTGTGATTGAGCGGATGAATCGCTCGACCTTAAAATAAAAAATGATCTACCAGATTGAATAATTGGATCAACTTGTTGATCGCTTTCATCGAGCCAAGTGTTTCCATTATTATAATATATTTTATAAAATGACACTCCGTCCTCTGACCATATAGCTATTTTATCTGCGTCAATGATATTTGGACTTTTTACAATATCAAACTGATTCACTAGCTCGCTCAAGCGAACATCTACTGGGAAGGGATTTGGTAGAACCCATTTCTCGTCCTTATTTGGAATCGATAGCTTAGCAGATAGATTTGCATTACCAGACTGAGAAAAGGAAAAGGTTTCTAAATTAGACCTGATATAAACAAAGCCCTCATCTGGGTAGATGAGGGTATCACCTTGGTCGTTCCTAGTCCCAGCAGTGTACCATTGACTATTTCTATATCTATAACTTTTCCACCCAAATGTTGTCCAAATAACAACACTATCCATTGGATCTATCTGATCTTCTACCTCAAAAAATATATCCTTTAACCTAGTGGCTGGAATAATGGAAACATTGTCCGAATACTCAAAGTTATGATCTGAATCTGAAATAAAAACAGAATCTTCTGTATTTGAGGTGATTAAACTAAATGAGCCTTTTTTGTCGCCCTCCCTGGATATAAGAAAATAAGGTCGAGAATTGAAATCTCCAATCTCAAAACTTTCGTATTCTGGTTGCGGCAATGTGATCTCCAATCCATTGACGGCATCTATGCTGCCATCATATTCAGAATCTTCATACATATTCCAAGATAGAAAATTTACACCATTTTTAATCTCGAAATTATGAAGGACAACTGGATTAGAAAAATCTTGCGCCCATCCCCCAAAGCACTCCGAGCAAACAAATAAAAATAACAATATATTTGACTTACTTACATTCATAATTTTGACTTATCGTATTTTTCGTAAAATGTAATATCACCATTTTCTTTCAGCTTTTTCTTTTCGTATGGCTTTGCGACCCTTCTGTAAAACTCTTGACTTGCACATGACAAAGCGCCAGTAACATCGTTTATACTCTGATACGATAATCCATTATTGTCAAGATAGTTTTCTAGTAATTTATGAATTGCGTAATTTAATTCACCGCAGTTTGAAATTTTTACGGCTTTAAATTTTATAGTATCGATATGTTTTTTTGTCTCTTGATTAATATAAGGCATAATTATCTTTTTTTATTTTTTTGTTAAAGTCAATGTGTACCCATCTTTTGTTAGCTTGACATCCGTTTTGTATCCGTATCTATATATCTCATACATATCAAACTGATTGTTTATGTGGATATAATATTTGCCATTTTCTCGAACAATTTTTTCATAAATATTTGATGGGAGATTGTCAACTGAGTTAAAAAATAATTGATATTTCAATTTTTAAAATTAATCTGGTTTAGACCAATATTTACACACTCCATAAGGCTTGGCTGCAAATGTATTGATATTTCCACCTCTTAATCCACAATGGGATTCAAAATTAGATTTTAGATAAAATTTACAAGTTCCGCAACACTTTTCATATATTTTGTATTCTTGCATTTCTTTAAAGGCTTTATCTTTAATTTTTTTTCGCTCGTAGTAATCTTTGGTTTGCTTTTCTAGTTCAGCTTCTTTTGTTAAAATTTTTATAGGGCAAGGTTCTCCCTTTAAGATTTCAAACCATTCATCAATATCTTTAATGTCTGGCATTTTTAATACTGGACAATTATTTTTCTTTTCCGAGACGCAGCCTTGACATTTATTCATCTTTATCATCCATGTAATTGCTTGAATAAGGGTCGCCCTCTTTCCAAACTGCACCAAATGGGTCTAATTCAATGCTAATCTGCATAAACTTACTATACAGCGGAGATAAAAAAGCAAAACAATCAAATCTCAGAAACCAACTTGTGAAATCTCCAAGATAATAAAATATGTATGAAAAAAAGATTTTAATGTGTTTCATTGCTTATCCTTAAATAATTCGTAACTTTCCCACTCAATAAGCCCGTGTGGATGATCATTACAACCTCCGCACCCGCCTTCCTTGCCGTTGCAGATGTCGCACTTCTTTGAATGTCTTTGCTTTTTTGTTGAATGAATCACCCCATGACCAGCACACATTGTACACTGCCTAGATGATTCATGTCCACAGAAGTAATCAATCTCTCCAAAGCCATTGCATGAAGGGCAAACTAGAACCCCACTATTTTCGATTATGCTCTTTATCGTATTAGTCATTCGTGTGTCTCATCTTAATGGTGGTTATCCATTCTATACCAAACATCCAGCTTGTCTAGACAATATTAAATTGTTTTATTATTCATTGCAACCCTTGCGTTGTAGATGATATTGAATATAGAGGTTATAGTTTCTTCGCTCATGTCTTGTGAAAAAACAGAATCAATGTAATCTTTTGTTTCTTGTTTCATTTATATTCTTCTCCCTCTTCTGTCTATTTCATACCCACCTTTGATGCTATTAAGACAATCAATAAACATATTGCACAGGTGAGCAGGGTTGTTCTTTTCATCAGGGATAATCAACTCTAGACCTCTAGTATAATATTTATACCAGTTGCATTTAATTTCATATTGAGGACATTCAAAATTATATTGATCTAAATAATCTTCATGATCGCCCCAATAGTAAGATCTCATTACAAACATATCAGTCTTATAGCAGGTTCCTGCGTTATGAATGGGCGCTTGGAACTTTTCTTGTTGTTCGTTCCATTCTTTTGTTTCGATCTCGTAACCTAATTGGGCGAGAAATGCCTCCATGACTTCTTCCATTTTAGTATTCAGAGCAATGCACTTCATAAAGACACTCGTTAATTTTGTCTGCAACCTGTTCTAATTCTCTAGAAATTGCATACTGTATAACGTCATCCATTGATAATGCAACTGCATCATCGGTGCTACCATACCAATCACGCCTAGCTTCTTCTTCAAAGTCCTTATACGTCATGCCATCTACTTCATACTTTATCCTAGATCTAATATACTGTAGAATCTCGTCAATGACTTGATATCTGTATGCTGAGCCGAGGCATGAGTGTCTGTGCTCAGCCCGTTCATCTGGTTCAGTTAAATCGAATGTTAGTGTAGCTTTCACTTTTATATGATCGCATTTTTTTAAAAAAAAATCAAGAAAAAAATTTCAAAAAACTCCAGAGATGCAAGTGTTTAGAATTTTCTTGTATCTATCAATTTCCTTCTGATATGATTCAATTGTATGCCCCATTGATTCAATCATGTGTCGAAGATGGTCTGCATAGTAAGCATTAGCTTCCTGTAGGTTAGAAAATACACTCCTCTCTCTTCCTGGCATTATACATTCCACTGTATCCGTTTCAACATGTCTAACAAATAAATCACATTCATACTCCCTACTGGCAACGTAATATGGGTTGCAGCTATTGACTCTTTCTCGGAAAAAATCTTCTGATATAACCTCACACTCAGATATGTTGTCCGTGAATATGTTTACAATATATACAGTATCACCGATCTCCATTCTCAAGCCTTGCGATCATAATTTCAGCCATTGCGATTGCACCGTCAGCATATTTATTGGCTTCACAAATAGCATCCTGCCTTTCTTCTTCAGTCATTTCACCTTCAATATCTAACTCTGTCCTGTAATAAAACCTCAATTCGTTGAATTTAGATTTAACTTGTTCTGCAATGAAGACGGGACGATAATAACAATTTTGAGTAGACCGCCTGTATGTATAGGTTAGTGCTTCACTAAGCATATCGATAGCTGGAAGCCAACTCTCAGGTACTTCTAGACCCCAACACATACATGTCTCTTGCATTGGCAAATCCTTCTCTTTATAAAGAGTAGGGTACTTCTTGAATATTTCTTCTTCTGTAATTTTATTCTTCATCTCTGTTAAACCAAAACCAAACTATAACTCCTATGTAAAATAAAAAATTAAACAAACAAATACCACCTAATGTCATAAAATATTTAGTAATCAAAATGGCAAAATCTTTCTTTCAATTTTTAGAATAAGATGGGGCAAGCTGGTAGATATTCTATACAATCTTGTAAATATAAATCTAATTGGCTTTAACCACAGGTGCTTATAAAATTTATACCATAATTTCTTTTGTCGCTCTCTGTAAATTTTAAGCTTGTTATCATGCAACAGTTTAATTCGACGACGTTCAGAATTATCAGTTTCTTCAAATTTATAAAGTTCTATATTTGACAATTTAGACTCTGTAAACTTAGCTTTAAATTCTATCCAATAATCTTTTTTATCGCAATAGTAACTGTTGTAGAAAATGATTTCGCCGTGATATGTTTTTTTGGTTGTCCATTGTCTGTTGGTTTTGAAATAACCGCCCATGAAGTGTTTTTTTCTTTCCTCCTTTGGGTACTCGACCCACTCCTTATCATACTCCTCAAAGGTTAATGTCCCATCCTTATGAATTGTATATATCTCTAGTGCATTATCCAGGTCTTTAGTTTGAAATACCTCTTCACCCCAGATGATTTTTAAATCTTTTAATTCTCCAATATCCTCTGGTAAGGGCAGTGGGGCTTTGCATATAATATTATCGAACATTCCCATAATTATCTCTCCATTTCTACTTTCCATGTTTTGATGATGCTCAAAAAGTTGGCCCTCGTATCGCCAGCATCATAAATTGGCTGCATTCCTTTTTTAACTAAATCCTCATTCCATTTTTCAGCAATAACTTGACCTACACTAGCTTGCAACATAGAAGCTAACCTAGCGACTTCGTGGTCTTTAATTTGTACTGTTTTTTGTTTCATGTTTCTTAAATCCTGTTCTAATGAACCCAGCAGGGTTAATAATAATGCCCCCTCTATCTTCGAGTGACGCTATCAATTGTCCATGTTTGTCAATTTCAATAATTTTGCATTTCTGTAAACCATAAGAACCATAATCACCAACTGTATATTTAGGTTCAAATCTTTTTATGTACGTTCTGCGAACAGATAACGTATTTGCTCTAATTAAGGCTAATTCTTTTTTGTTCTTATATGTGTGCTTATAGTAAGTGTCGTACCACCAATTACTGCTTACAATTTTATTATGCAAGGTCTGGCTTAATTTCTTTATATAGTTTACCAATTTGTTCATTTTTGATAGAAACTACTTTTTGATTATCGTCTACAATATATAAGGTTCGTCGAATGTTTTTATCGTGGATTGAATAATAACCCGCCTTGAAGTCTTTGTTAATGTGTGTTACTAGATATGTTTTCATGACTCTTTATTTGCAGTCCAGACAGAAATACAACTTTTATTTTTGCCCTCAATAAACTGACAGATGTCTATTTGCTCTTCTTCAATGTCACAGAAAATTGAAATGTTTTCTGGGCCCCATACTTTTTCAAGTTCAGATAACAATTGTAACGATAGAGACTTTGTATCTGAATTGAATTGTGTTTCCAGAATACGCTTAATATTTTTATTTGTTTGGGTATTCATGAATTAACTTCTTTAATGACTCTACGCTATTGTATAATGTTGACTCCTCTTCTGTAGCTTTGCGAATCCACGATATATCATCTCCTCCATGATGATAATCACTTGTAACATTGCAAGCATATAATTCACCTTCCTTTGCTCCAAGCTCTCGTTTTTTCGTAAATCATTAAAACCTTTGTGTCTTATTGTTCTATAGAACACCTCTTCTACCACTTTTAAGGCAATATCTCTCTGTTGCTCTTTAGTGATGTGAACTTTTTCTGTCTTTTGTATGTAGATTTCCATGGTTTAATATCACGGTATGTGTTCAAATATTATACGATTTTTTTTCAAAAAAGCAAAAGCTTTTTTTATTTTTCTTCAAAGATGACTTTGAACTTATCCGCATCTACATACTTTAGTGCACCACCATCTTGCTTTACTGCTTCTGAACAAATTTCAGGCGTTTGTTTCTTGACGTACCGTAGTGCAAGGCCATTTCGCTTTACAGCTTCTAAGCAAATTTCGGGTGTTTGTTCCTTAACATAATATAGTGCATAGCCATCTTGCTTTACTGCTTCTAAGCAAAGTTCAGGTGTTTGCTCCTTAACATAATATAGTGCAGGGCCATGTTGCTTTACAGCTTGTAAGCAAAGCTCAGGTGTTTGCCCCTTAACAAACTTTAGTGCATAACCATCTTGCTTTACAGCTTGTAAGCAAAGTTCAGGTGTTTGCTCCTTAACAAACTTTAGTGCAGCACTATCTTGCTTTACAGCTTCTACACAAATATCATGTGTTTGTTTCTTGACATACTGTAATGCCCAGCCATTTTGCTTTACTGCTTCTAAACAGATCTCAGACGTTTGTTTCTTGACATACTCTAGTGCATAACCACACTGTTTTACAGCTTCTAAACAAAGTTCAGGTGTTTGTTTCTTAACATAATATAGTGCATCACGATTTTGCTTTACTGCTTGTAAACAGATCTCAGGTGTTTGTTCCTTTACATAATATAGTGCATTGCCATCTTGCTTTACTGCTTCTAAACAGAGTTCATGTGTTTGTTCCTTAACAAACTTTAGTGCATAACCACGTTGCCTTACAGCCTCTAAATAGAGCTCAGGTGTTTGTTCCTTTACATACTGCAATGCATAACCATATCGCTTTACTGCTTCTAGGCGGATCTCAGGTGTTTGTTCCTTTACATAATATAGTGCATTGCCATTTTGCTTTACTGCTTCTAAACAAATCTCTGGTGTTTGTTCCTCAACATACATTAGTGCATAACCATTTTGCTTTACTGCTTGTAAACAGAGTTCATGTGTTTGTTTCTTTACGTATTCTAGTGCCCAGCCATTTTGCTTTACAGCTTGTAAGTCTTTTTCGTATTGTGTCATATTAGTAGTAGTTGGTCCCGAATTGTTCAAATATTATACTGTCTTTTTTTGAAAAAAGCAAAAACTTTTTATTTTTCTTCAACGATGTATACGGTTTTGACTTCGAACTTGTCGGCATTTACATACTCTAGTGCATCACCATTTTGCTTTATAGCTTCTAAGCAAAGCTCAGGTGTTTGATTCTTTACATACTCTAGTGCATAGCCATTTTGCTTTACTGCTTCTAAACAGAGTTCATATGTTTGTTCCTTTACACAATATAGTGCATCACCATCTTGCTTTACTGCTTGTAAACAAATTTCAGGTGTTTGTTCCTTTACATGCTCTAGTGCCCATCCATTTTCCCTTACAGCTTCTAAGCAAATTTCATGTGTTTGTTCCTTTACATGATCTAGTGCATCACCATTTTGCTTTACTGCTTGTAAGCAAATTTCATGTGTTTGTTCCTTAACATAAAATAGTGCAAGACCATTTTGCTTTACTGCTTCTAAACAAATTTCAGGTGTTTTTTTCTTTACATACTCTAGTGCATAACCGTTTTTCTTTACTGCTTCTAAGCAGATCTCTGGTGTTTGTTTCTTAACAAACTTTAGTGCATCACCATTTTGCTTTACTGCTTCTAAACAGATCTCAGGCGTTTGTTTCTTTACGCGCCTTAGTCCACGGCCATCTTTTTTTATAGCTTCTAAGTCTTTTTCGTATTGTGTCATATTAGTTGTTCCGAATTGTAATTTTCTACAGAAACTTTACAGGTTGTATCTACCCTATGCTCCTCCTCGTTTATCAAGTCATAGTCAAAAAAGTAAACCTTGTATTGCCACTTTAGAGAATTGATGGATGATGTCAACCAATCTAAACTCGGTTGATGTACACAAACTTTTAAGCTCCAATAGTCAGGATGGTCTAGGTATTTGCTGAAATCTTCATCCTCTAAGCATTTACCTTCTTCCCAAATTGATGGTTCCATTTTTATCACTGGACCCCAATCATAGTCTTTGATGAACTTTCCATCAATAAACTCTGAATGTGTATGGTACTCATTAGTGAATACATTTACATATTTGTCGTCTGTGCGAATATCAACGACTGTAACTCCTGACTTCAGCTTTTTAGCTTCCAGGGATTTGATTACATCCTTGAGAGGTTTGTCTGAATTATGATAGTAGTGCAGTATTCTAAGTTCCATTAGTTGTTTCGAATTGTTTTATTATTGTAGGAAAACTTTTAAAGAAAGGCAAGAAAAAAATCAAGTCCACAACCTCATTCTGTTATCAATGATTCGCTTCATAATATCGTTTTCAAAATCATATACCGCCTGTTCGGTTTCTCTAGACTTTTTGAATGCAGAATCTTTTTGTTCTTTTGTTGCTGTTTTGTCTTTACTAATATTGACAAATTCAGTTGTTGATTGTTCATCTGCCTTAATGAGTTTAGGGAGCGTTTTGTGAATGTCGTCGTAAATTTGCCTTACCTTCTTTAATTCCTCCGCCTGTGGTTCGAATGACCAATCTGTATAACTTTTAGGGACCTCAACTTCAATAAAGTCCGTAATGGCAGCAAACAGTACATCTTTAATCAATTCTGTTTTATCTGACCAAAGATGAGGTGTAGCCTTGCGAAGCCATTTATTTTGCTTATTAAAATATTTGTACCATACATTCTCTTCAAATTGTCGTTTCTTAACAGAGAGCCAAATATCTAGTTCGTAAAAGAAGTTACGTACTCTAAATTGAATGGGATAGTTTTCTTTCCAATAATCTTCAAACTTACAGGACCCAGAAAACAACCCATCCTCCCATTCGTAAGCATAAGGTTTACGATACCAAAACCCAAGAAATTCTCTTTCTTTCTTTGGTAGAGCTTTATAGTCTTTAATGTTTGAAACTTTTACTTGTTTAATTTCCATTTTTTAATTATCCCTATCATCTAGTAGCGCTGTAATAAGAAAACATATAATAATAGTTCCCATTAATATCATTGATGCTATATCTAACATGATTTTACCTCACATGAAACTATTTTAGTTAAAACTTCCGCCACTATACTGTCAGCGGGATTTGTGTAAAGCTCTGTGCAGAACTCTTTCAGCCATTCTTTTATTGGCTGTATATCATATACGTCAATATCAATTGTTACTTTCATTAAAATGGATAGTTTTCTATGTTAATAATTTGTATCTTGTTGTCTTCCAATATTGCATATGTTTGTTGTAAATTATCAATACAATAATTGGTGCTATTGCCAGATTCTTTAATTCTTATTTCTGTTGATGCTGTTGTTGTGTGGCCAACAATTTGATTGATGTCTTGGATTTCTGTAAATTCATGATTCCAGTCCAACCAAGTCGGACCACCTACAGTACTACCACCTCCACGACAGTATCCAGCCATTGCTATCCAATGGCTTTCACCAAACATAAAGCTAGACCGATCTTCATTCCATCTATTGCACATATTTTTCACTCCTTCAACTGGGTCATCGTTGTTAATTGGAGACATATAGACATGAGAAAATCCTGCATGGCTGATTGTGTATTTACCAACCTGAGCGGCAAGTTGTAAACTTTGCTCCCAATCTAGATTTATATATTTTGAATACTTCAATCTCTTTTTGTTGGTATAACCGCTGCACACAAAGTTCCTAAGCCTGTGCATTTGATCAACAAGTTTTCTACCAGCAAGATAACTAACATCGTGATTGCCAATCAACCAAGTCGCCCTATCACCAAGCTCAATGTATTTATCAGAAAGCCATTCGCACATAGCTTTCATGCCATATATTTTTTCATTATCTATTTCTTTTAGAGTGTCAAAGTAATCACCCATAAAGACAACATGATCGAAATTTAATTCTAGAGCTTTCTCTGCAAAGTACACGTCTTGGTGTATGTCTGGAACGAGTAGAACTCTTTTGCTCTTTTCAATTATTTTCATTGATACAATCATAGGTTATTTTTTTAAAAAAATCAAGAAAAAAAGCGCGACCCATTTCTGGGCCACGCTAGATATCGCAATTTCGTCAGACTGGGGTTGCAAACCCCTTTGGTGGGTTATCGGCCACTGTCCGCAACCATATCTATCTAATCACAACTAGATAGGGGTCATGATGCTCATTGAGACAAGCATGAGGGGAAACTAAATTTTTTATTGACCTCTTCTTTTTCGAGCCTTTTCTTTAAGTTCGTTAAGGAGTTTTTTTGAATTTTCTTTGTATTCTAAAGTAATTTGAGCAATATCCTCTTGTTTGGCATTTTTAATGTCATCAATAAATTTAACCTTTAATTTTTTTAATTGATCAATGATCTCTTCGCTTTTTTGTTTTGGGATATCGGGCCTTCTTGGAATATTAGTCTCTCTCCATGCATTAATACTTTTGGCGTTTTCTTTCTCCTGTTCGATTAAATGCTTGTTCTCTTCTTTGAATTTATCTAAGGCGAGTTTGATTTCTGATTTTTCAGGATTGTCGCCAAGTTGTTTTATTGTATTTTTAATACCATTTCTTATAAGGCTCCTTATAAGTTCCTGAGATTTAATTCTTTCTGCAATCTCAATAGGCATGTCTGGTTTAACAACAAGCCTATTTGGCTTATCTGGCAAGGGCTTGGATAACTCATCAGGTTGCTCCAATTCGAGATTAGGTTCATAACCTTTAGATCTTCCTGGAGCCATAGGTTGCCCTGGGCCAAATTGTAATCTATCATCTATATTATCGCCATCTATATCAACAAAGTTTTTAATTTTTGGGCCATCAATAATATTTCCGTTTTCATCTAGCCACTTTCCGTATTCTAGTTTTTGTCCAGAATCGACGCTATATAGATAATGCGAAAATGCTAATAAAAAAAATAGTTTATAATTATTCATGATTTATCATTAAAAGGGCATTTCTTCAACATTTTCATGATTTTTCTGAGACCATCTGCAAACAATAGGCTCAGATTCACTTCTTTTAATGGTGTCGCCATTAAATGGGCCATCTTTTACTACGTCGCAAATAAATTGAGCTTGGATGCTTTCTAATGGTTTCATCTCTGTATATCCCCAAGTATTATTTTCCTCAATAGTATAATTGACATCGGAGCAAATCACATCATGATCTTTATTGAATTGAAGAATTAATTTGCGTAATTGACCTGCTAGTTTTTCTTGTAGTTTTGTATAGTCTTGTTGCATTTTTTATTGTTGGTTTTCCAGTTTATTTTATCGTAATTTTTTTTAAACTGTTTTAAGTCTTTTGTTCTGTCTTTATCGCCTTTGCCGTTCATTTTCGCTGAATGATTCTAAAAATTTTTCCCTCAATTCAAGTGTTAATTCTTGTTCTACTTTAAATTTTTCAATAGAGACGATGTATAAATAGTTTTTAATTATAAAAAGATCGCTCTCTTCAATTTTGTTTGATGCAAATGAGTCTGTAAATATATCTGGAAATGCCTCTATAGTATCTTTAGCAATATCAATCAGGTTTGGTATTATCTTTGACTTTAGATATTTTTTATACTCATCAAGGGTAAAGTATTGTACTATTTGATCATATATATAAAGACAGTGCGTTTTTGTGGAAACAAATTGCTCTTCGTCTAAGAAACAAATCATAATTTTAATAAATTATAGTCGTTTTGATACATTTTGTCAACTAGTTTTTTGAAATCAGTTTTTCTTTTCCATCCAAGCTCTGATTCAGCTAAAAATGGGTTGCCGCAAAGCTTATGGACTTCAGCGGGGCGATAAAATTTTGGATTTATTTTTAATAAAATTTCTCCAGTATCTTTTTTAAAAACTTCATTTTCTGGTATTTCTGGGGTTTCGTTATACCAATCGCCTTTGATGCCCGCTGACTTAAAAGACTCTTCTACAAACTCCCGAATTGTATGCATCTCCCCACTAGCAAGCACGTAATTTTTTGGATTTTTTTGGTTTAGCATCAGCCAAACCCCTTCCATGAAATCTTCGGCATCGCTCCAATCTCTTTTTGCTTCAAGATTACCCAATTCAAAAACTGGAATCTTTTTGTTATGCTCTATAGCTAATTTAATTTTAGCAACAGAATTAGATATTTTTCTAGTAACAAAATCTAATCCCCTTCTTGTTCCTTCGTGATTAAATAGCCATCCTTGGACGGTATATAGACCATAAGACTCTTTATATACTCGTACAAGATGTCTAGCCGCACACTTGGCCGCTCCGTATGGAGATTGAGGTCTAAGTGGGTGATCTTCATCTTGTGGAGAGTAAACGACATCACCAAATTCTTCTGAAGAACCAGCGTTATAGAAACGACAATTTGTGCAAAACCTTCTTATTGATTCTAATATATGTAAAACAGAATCTGCATCAGTATTCCATGTTTGAATTGGATATTTCCAACTACCCGCAACAAAAGATTGTGCTGCGAAATTTATAAAATAATCTGGTTTTATGTCTATAATGACGTCTCTAATACTATGAGCGTCATTTAAATCCATATCGATTAAATTGAATCTTGTGTTATTTTCAAGATGCAATATATTCTCGTGATTTTTAACACTTAACCTACGAGCCGTACCATATATTTCACACTGAGTATTCTTAAGAAGGTAGTCAACCATGTGACTACCATCTTGGCCAGTAATTCCAGTTACTATAATTTTTTTCATATGAGTTTTATAATTCAGCTATAAATTTATTCGAATAAAAAATCATAGTTCATTTGTTTTATCTAATTTATTAATTAATTTTTTTGCTATTGATAAATTAATTAATTCATCTTGAAGCATGTATAGTCTATATAGTGACTCTCCATACAACTCAGAAAGTTGTTTTTTCGTTTTTCTGGAATTATCTCCTATAGAGTCAATTAAATATGCTGACAGTTTAGAAAGAACAGCAGAGCATTTTATACAGTTTATACCATCTTCTATTTCCATCAGTCCAAATCTAAGGCTATGTTAATTTTTGACAAAAATTTATTAAATTTATTAAACTTATCTAAATGTTCATCCATTTTTGATATATCTGATACTAGCTGCATGTCTCTATGAATCCAAGATAATTCACACTCTATATCATATTTTGTTTTCTGTAATGAATTTTTACTCATAGAGCTTAAGTCTAAATTATCCAAGTAATTCATTTTATTATATTAGATTAAATACGTTATTCAATTCGGACCCGACAATCCATTTTAAGGAATCCTCATCATCAATCGAATCCCAATTTAGGCGAGAATTGGCGCTTTTCTTTAATTTTGGATCATTTTCTGCTTCTTCTGAATTTGCAGGTCCGATAGGCTTTTTGTTTTTAATTCTAGAAATATGAATGCACTTGCCAGATAATTTATCTTGGACCCAGTGCATTTCATTAGGATAACGAATATCTGTTATAATTGTAATTACGTCATCCTTTATGTTTTTATTTACTTTGCACGAAATTTTATTTATCCAATAATCTTGGTCTATCTTTCTCATTAATTTAGTTCCATAAGAAACTAAAAGATCTCTAATGAGTGTCTTTTCTTTTGGATCTTCTGTAAAGGCACTAATACCAACCTTCTTTTTAAGAAACGGATCTAAATCTGATTTCAGTTCATCTGCAAAACTTACCCTCTTGCATTTAAGTTTTTGTTCTTTTAGAAGCTCTATCGCGAATTTGCAAAATGTATCTTTACCACTTTGTGCAACACCACAAAGACCGATGACCTTAGTATTTTTAAATTCAAACATATTTGTTAATATATATAAATTATATTATATTAAGTAACAAAAATAAGTCAATTCTTATTTTAATAAATAATTATTTTTTGAGAAAGCAATTTGGAGAAAATATAAACTCTATTTCTCCGTAATTTGAATTTATTTCAAGCGAATTATTTTTTATAAAAGATTTTTTACAAACACCCCAAATTTGAATGAAGTTTTTGCAATACATGGTTCTGTGAGGGAATACTGACAATATGCAAGATTTGTCTTCAACAATATTTATCTGGTTTGAATTGATGCTAAATAAATTAATTTGCTCCCATTCTTTCCCTTCTAGCTCGGCTAGAGAGCATTTTATAATTTTTAAACCTACATTCATTCTTTAGTGTTTTAGTTTTCTCTCAACTATCGCCAAATTCTTTGTGGCAGTTCGTCCGTACTTCCAAATCCTCCAGATCCTCTATCCGAATCGTCTAATTCTTCCACTTCCTCAATAACAATTTTAGGTAACTCCATAATAACAAGTTGGGCTATCTTATCTCCAACTTGATATGGGGAAAATGATGTGGGAGACATTCTTATTTTTACTTCTCCTCTGTACCCACTATCTATCACTCCAACAGAATTAACTAGCCTATGACCAGTCTTAGATATACTAGAGCGAGGGAAAATTAAACCAACATGCCCTTCTTCGATTTCAATTGCTAAATCAGTGCCAAATTCTATATAATTCGCATCTTTTCCAGCGTTGCTTTTTGATGTCGCTATTAAGTCTAGACCAGCATCGCCTTCTTTTGCGTAACATGGGATAGTTGCTTTACCGCTTAGTTTTTTAATTTTTAATAACATTTAATTAATTTTTGAATTGATTGTAATCGTTAGTACAAATATTTTAGAATTCATATATCATAATTATATTAATAATTTATTCCAAATTTTTACATTAGCAATGTTGTTAATTATATCTTGGTATCTAACCAAAGTTACTAAATCTTTACGTCTTTGGTAATATTTATATCTTGCATCTTCTGCGTTTTTCGCTTTACAGTTTATTGTGACTTTACCATTGTAACCATGATGTTCTGCCATTGCCTTTTTTGACCATAAAAACAGCTCTTCTCTTGGTACAATAACAAATTCATCCTCGCGCTCAAAAGCTATATGTGAGGATTCTCCTAGTAACCAACCAGAATGACCTTTAACATTTTTATACTCAAGCCAAGTCCATTCATTGTTAAACGATTTATCTTTTCTAGAAATTTTCTTTCTAGATTTTACATCAATTTTTAAAACTAAACCTAAGTTTTTGTGATAGATAAAAAAATCGATATGCTTATGTATGTTATCTGATTTTTCTGCTTCTTTAACAATCCAGTTTCTTTTAATGGCTAAATTTTTAAAAAGAGCCTCTGCTTTGTGTCCATTTACAGAGCAGTCGCCTTTCGTGTCAAAGTTATTTATATACACTCTATCTTCCATCTACTTTTGAAAGATTTATATATCTTATGTATGCAGGAAGTAATATTTTTTCTGATAAATAAATAGAAAATTTATTATCACTAGGGAAGTGAACTCCTTCTTTGATTCTGGACAGCGCAACCATTTTTGCTCTAGCTAAAAGTTTATTCTTAAATTCTGGAAAAGAGTGAGACAGTACGTGTGCTGTAAAATAAGCTGTTAATGTATGTCCACTTGGGTAAGATGGGGTATTGCCAGTTCCTGATTGAATAGATTTATTATAATTAAAATCTATATTATAATAATCTGCTATTTGAAAAGGTCTTAGCCTGTTATAATGAATTTTTAATTTAAGTGCTAACTTTTCTGCATCCCTGCTTAATAGAACTTTTTTAACTTCATTATCGATAGTCTTTTTACTTATCTCTTTAAAATAATCAATAATAAAATTTATTGGATCTTTATCCATTTCAGGAAGGTGGGAGATGAAATAATCATCATTATAATGCTCCATAAAGGATTTAACTTTAAGGAGCTCTGATTTTGTCCTTGCGCTCGTGTTGGCTGGGGGATCGTAAGCTAATAAGCTATCTATATTTATGTCTAAATATTTAAAATTTTCTTTCGACTCTTTAAGAAGAGATTCTGGTAATTTGTCAAAAGATAAATTATCTATCTTCCATTTTTGGATTTTGCTAGAAAGATTGATTTTGTACTTAGGCATAAATACTATTTACACAATTATTCTTCAGAATTTTTCTTGGGCCTTCTTTTCTTCCCGTATAACACTGCTTTTTTTAATTTATTCTTCCATTTTTGGCTTTTCTTCATATTTAACACCTTTATTTTCGATTATGCTGGAGTAATATCCAACTTTAAAACTATATTTTTTCGAGAAAAATACTAAACCTAATATTATATAAGGCTCCCAATCTAACGCACTGAACTTAGTAAATAGTAAAAGACATATAATAATATATGGGAATGTAGTATTGGCTATATAATCGACAGCGGCCTGAAAATTACTCATTTTTAACCTTTCGTATTTTTAGTTTTGAATATTCAGGTATTATAGAATATAATGTTTGTCATGTCAACAAAAAAAGGCCATTAATGGCCTTTTTTTGTAAGATGATATATCAAGAAGTTAAAAAACATGATTCACACCGACAGTAACTGTTGTCACAGCATCAGATTCACCAAGACCATAAACGTCTGTAAAAGCTAATCCAGCGAACAAAACAGTATTTTTAGCGATCTCTCTTGAAGCCGATGCACTTAGCGTATAATAATTTTCTCTCTCTTCGTTAATTTCCGTATTTCCAGCAGCGACAGAAATATTTAGATCATAATCATCAAATAATTCAAAACCTTTACCTGCGGAAACCTCGAATGTTTCAAAAGATTTGTCTGTATTGTAATAGACTCTAGCCGACACATCAAGAATAATTTCTGCACCAGCCTCAAAATAAATTTCATTTGAATTTCCAATCAAATGATTATTAGAGTAATTTACAAAACCAATAGAGGTATCAATCGTTTCGAGTAAACTAACACCAATATCCACTCCTAAACGAATATCATCTGGCCCATCCTTTGTGCTTACTGCGCCTCCAAGGCCAATATCAAAACCTCCTACAGAAAAATCTGTATCAAACGATGATTGAACACTTGATTGGTTTGATGAAACGCCCCTAAAGGTGAGTTCAGAATTATAACCAACAAAGAAGCTTCCTCCAATTTCGGCTGCGTTAATTTTTTTGCCAACAAGGAATCCTGCTAAGATTAGCCCTGCAACAATATTCATTTTTACTAATTTATTTTTCATAACATTTAAAACTATTTTTTTAAAAAATAGTAAAAAATTTAATCTAAAGATTTTTTTTCTAAATCCTGTATTCTTTTTAATAAAAAATCTAACTTTGAGCGTATTTTATTATGTGTGTCTCTGAGTTCAGAAGTAAGCAATTCAATTTGCTCTTCTAGCGCAATAATTTTATCGTCATACTTTTTACAGTATTGCTGTTGAATGTCGCAGCAATTTTCTCTTAAGTATTTTGAAACACTAGACCATCCGCTCATTTTTATATATTTCTTTTTCTAATTTTTCGATTTTTTTGTGCAAAAGCATAATTTCTGTATTTATATGGTATGATGTAATAGGATGATAATTGAGGCTTTGGACAGAACTTTTTGATAAATTTTTATTTTTTATCTCTTTTGTTTTATCCATAATGGGATCAAGAGGCTCTAGGCTTAGTTTGTTTTTAGAAACATCTTTATAAACTATATTATGCAATAAATCCTGCTGTTGATCATATTGCCTGTGATAAGTAATGCATTGCAGTATATTTTCTGGCAAATGATTATACTTTTTATAACCTTCTGGGTAAAATAAGTGAGGATATGAGAGCTGCTCAATGTTAATTTGATTGCCGAGCCAACCAAGTTTTGTATCTGCGCCTGATGCAGTTGGATAACCTTTTTCATGCTTTGGGGGGATCTGCCTAGGCAAGCAAAGCCAATTAAACCAATTTTCTTTTTTAGCGCTTTTTATCATTTTCTCTGCAACATGCATAGGAAGTAATGTCCCTCCTCCGCCAGAGAGATATTTTATCTGGCTTCCGTTATATGGGTAATTACCAGTCATGTCTTTACCATACATCTTATCTTCTTTTACGTCAAGCAATTCAATAAAAGAATTAAGATTAATTAAATTAACATAAGTATCATCGTCAGCTATAAAAAGCCACTCGCAATCACTTTTTTCATTAATAATGAATTCCATCCCTTTGAATATTTTAGGAGGGCAACTGTGACAATCATTATATTGAGTGACTACTTCATGCTTAATATTTTTACCCAACTCGCCGTCAGTGCTAATGAGGTAGTTATTGCACTGACTTAACCAAGTGCGACAGATAGGTTTAATTCTAGATTGTGCGAATTTAGATCCACCTAAAATCAAAAAGTAAATATTATCTATTTTCATCAAGTATTTTTTTTCCGTGAAAAGCGCAATCAAATGAATATTCATCGCATTCATAGGAATCGCTTATTGGTTTTCTGTTTTTATATTTTTTTGCAGCAAAAGAAAATTTGCTAAAAAATTCTTCCGTATGCCAACAGTGTATTGTATAATAATCTCTAGAATCATTTTTTGAAGTAGAGAAGTAATCAAACTTATCTGTTTTTTTAATTTTTAATCCACTAGAATTAATAGCTACATGTCCAGCGTACAAAAGTATTACTCCAGCATACCATCTTGGCCATTTGCCTTCGTGCTTATCAAACTCATTTTTTAAAAAATAATTTACATAATCTAAGGTTCTTGCTCCTTGTCTTATCATATTTTCTGTAGTAGAAAACCAAGTCGAGCCAATATTTGGGATGTTTTGATCTGGCAAGCTCAAGTTTTGCATAATCAAAGGAAGTTTTTTTCTTGCGAATTCACTTGAGTAAGCAGCTACGCCAGTAAAAATCTCATCTTCTTTAATTTCTACTTCTAAGATCCCTTCGCACAAAAATGTATCAACATCTAATCTTAGGCAGTATTTATAATTCAATAAATGATCCATGCATTTACTGTCTACAAATGGGGCAAACGAATCTGTATATCCATATTGATTGCCAGAATAAGCATATCTGAAATGATCACTTTTAGAAAGTTCATCCAGTTCTATAAATATACAATGATCTTTAGGGATAAGTTTTTTTATGGAGAGTGGGCCGCATACCAAGAAATCAAACTTTTCATAAAGTTTTGTTTTATGCGCTACGCTGTAATACAATCCGTAAAACTGCTCAAGGTAATTGCCTTTATGTGGTATATAAACAACTATAACAGAGTCTTTTTTCATATTTACTATACAATATGTTATTGAAAATTTTGAGAAACTCCACTATGGCCTTTACCAATTTGACCTAAATGTATAACTGGAACTGGTTCTGGCAAAACCGACATAGCGCTTCTTTCAACAAAAAAATGCCTAAACTGAGAATCACTTCCGCCAGCTGTAGGAAAACAAGGATGAATCATTCCTGTTTCTTTTAATACAGGAGAGTAATCTTTTTTGCTTTTAATTAGCGGGGCGATTAATTCATTAAATTCATCTTGATTTATTTTTATTTTTATTTTTTTTATTTCTTCGATAATTTTGCTTTGTAAATGAAACATTTGAAAAAATCCTACTCCTAGTTCTTTGTTATCCAAACGAACCATAGAGTTAATATCCAATAACTCTGGGCTATAAGCAACTTTACGGGTAAAATCCAAAAATTCTTTTCTAGATTCAATAATTAATCTACGTGTGCAATAAAGATTGTTTTTGTCTAATTTTGTATTCTTAAATATTCCATAAAAAGGAGTGGGGAAAACGATATCGCAATCTGTTAAAACAACCCATTCTTGGTATTTTAAGTTTTTAAAACCTTCGTTAATTGATCTACCTTTATCAAAGCTTGCTCCATTTTTATAAAATAAATCCGTCTCTACGCAGCAGACATCATTTTCTCCGCAGATTTTTTGGGTTTCATAATCTGTTGGAGTTGTAATAACGATTATATTGTTGAATTTATCTTTATTAATAGGTAGTGTTTCTTTTAAAAAAGAAGACCTACCTACACAGGTCATTATGGCTTCTACTTTCATATGATTAGCCTAAATATCCTTTTACATATCCATTGGATAATAAATAAGAATTGACATTCAAGCTTTTATTTTGATGACTTACTAGAAGAGTTCCTAAAACCCTTCCGAATTTACCAGTTTTATCAAGCTGTGTTTGGATGATAATATCTCGACTGCTTAAAAGTTCTTCTAGTTTATCTTTAGCCTTGAGCCCTAATTCTTTTTCTGCAATACGCTTTGATTTGTCTTCGATTTTTTTTTGTAGTTTTATCTCTGGAGCATTTATTCCAAGTAGTCTTATTCTTTTATGAACAGATATCCCAAAGCCAAGATCAATTGTACCATCAACTGTATCTCCATCAATAACCCGATCTAATTTAAAGTTGTACTCATACATATTAATTATTTTTTTTAGAATTATAAACTGCCTCTAGTATTTCTAAGATTTTTTTATCTCTAACTGGAGAGAGTGTTTTCTTGTGAAAACACCCAAGCCACCCACAAAAGAACAATTCTTTGTATATGTAAGGGAAAATGATGAATAGTTTCTTCGTTATTGATAACTCAATTTCATATCCAGCACATTTTTTAATTATGCTTGATACATTTATCATCGACCATAAAGACCATTAAATATAGACTCAGACCTATTTCTTAGTCTCGCTCTTCTTTCGGCAGCCTGCTCTTCTCTCTCTTGCCTGAGGCGTTCTTGTTCAGCAGCAGCATCAATTAAAGCTTCATTTTCAGAGGAAAGTTTAGATAGTTCTTGCAAGAGTTCTTGTCTACGAGCCTCTCTATCTACAGACTCTTGAGAATAGGTTTCAGTTTCCCTCTCTAAATCTCTCAACCTTGCATAAAGTTCTGCTTCTTCACGTTCTGCTTCCTCTTTTCTTAGTCTATCTGCCTCTTCTTGTTCTGGAGTGCCTCTAGCACAGATTAAAAATAAAACCTTTTGATTTGGATCTTCGTTAACTATATCTGATGTATAGTCAACTAGATCTAACCATTGGTCCTTATCTAAAGAAACATAATTAACGCTTTCTTTTACCTGTTCTGGTAAAGAACTATCTGTAACTAATGCATAATCAAGATTCATGATTTATGATGTACACTTATCTTAACATTTCTGGTACTTCATCAATATCATTTTCATTGATTATTTCAATATCATTTTCAATGTCGTTTTCAATGCCGTTTTCAATAGCCTTTACGCTTTCAAACCGAATGCTATCGGACCCTTGAATAGACGAATTTTTATCTTCTGATTGATAAACTACAAAATCTGGAGCCTTTGGATTTTTAGATTTATTTTTATTAGTAAAGATAACTAATTTATACTCTCTTTCTACTCCGAATTCGCCAACCTTAATAAATCCAGATAAGTAATTTTGGTTTTTGCCTTCTCGCCTCCATAGGGCTCCAAGTTCGCGTTTATTCCAATCAGTTTTATTTTCTTCGCTCATAATTATATTTTAGGTTTAGTATTATATTAAAGATCAACTCCTGCGTCAAATAATTTTCTTATATTATCTAAAAATTTTTTTTTGTCTTTTTCGCTTAGGGAAGAGTATTCTTTTTTAATTTGATTATATTTTTTTCTAACAATAGGATCTTCGCTTTGTGCGTTGATAATTTTTTTTATTTCTTTAGCCTTCTTTTTATTCATGGGTATTTTTTTCCAAAAAGAGCAATATATGCAATGACTGTGCCTGCTAGGTAGATAATTACTTGTTCCATAATTTTATTTTAGATTAAGGAATATAATATATGTTAATTTTAGGATTTTGTCAAGACGTTTTTTAAAAAATTATCTAAATTCTTTTCTCAGCAATCTCCAGCGATCAGAGTCAATCTCCTTACTGCCACTATCAATAGCGTACAGCATTTCTACGATTTCGTCAAGCGAATTATAAATATATTTATGGGGGAACATTCCCAGCATCCATAATGGAGTCTTTGATTTGCCTCCCTCCATACTAACAAATACGGGTTTTTTCATTCTAACTGCTGTTACAATTTCTTCTGCGCTCCCCCAGCTTGCTACGTCTGGGACAAGATGAGCAATAATAAAATCCGAACGATCAACTAAATTAAGGTCATACGCTCTAATGGTTTTCATTCGATCTGTAACTCTATCATACTGCTTGGTTTTCATCCAAACATCCATTTCGTGACGAGTCGCTTCATCTTCCTCTACGTCCTTTATAAAAGGTTTTTTATAAGGGTCAAAGCAAGTCACACCTAAAGGAGTTAACTTGGCAGTTATTTCTTCCCTCCAGTTTCTGCCACTTAAATATTGCATGTGGCCGACTAGATAGGTTTTTGTTTTATCTAACAAATTCATTATGCCATAAGCATAACATACTTAAATTAAAAAGTCAAGGATTATTTTATCCTAAGCGTCTCCCAGCGAATTTTTTTCTCTTCCACCTGTTTCTTAACTCTACGCTGGTTTACATTTAACTGACTATTCCCAGTCTTAACCTCCATAAATATTATTTCTTCTTCTTCAAAAACGATAAAGTCAATAGGTGTGGCTAAAAATCTTGCTTGTTTGCGGTCATATTTAAAATCTTTTAATAGCGGCGCAAAATGTTCGGCAATCTGGCCAGTTCTAACTTCTGAGCTTTTCTTTTGAGACTGTAGATTTTTAAATTTTTCAATTAAAATGGCACGATCTCTTCTCCACAATAGTCCCATAATTAAGCAAACATGAAGAAGGGATAATAAAATTATTTTTTCTTTCACTTGTAATTATTAGGGCTTTATTATTTTTTTTACCACAATATTATTATTTTTGACAGAAATTTCAAAATCTTTGTCCTCGGACAATAGCAGGGGAGCTAATTGTTTTTCTATATTGTCTTCAATTAATCTTTTGATTGGCCTAGCGCCATCTTTTTCTTTGATGGATTGATCTGTTAATATGGATAATGCTTTAGCTGTGATCTTTAATTTTATCCCAGAATTTAAAAGGTTGTTTTTTAAATTATCTAATTCAATTTTTAATATATTTTTTATTTCATCTTTGTTAAAATTCTTAAATACAAGAATATCATCTAATCTATTGATAAGCTCTGGTTTAAAAAATTTAGAAACTTCCTTCATTACCATAGAGGTGGTGTCTGTTTCTGATTCTAAGAACCCCATGTTTTTTGGAGCTTTAATTGCGTTTGCTCCAATGTTTCCAGTTAAAATGATAATTGAATTAGAAAAGCTTGCCTCCCTGCCAAAATTATCAGTTAACTTTCCTTCTTCTAATATTTGAAGTAAGATGTCAAAAACAGCAGGATCTGCTTTTTCAATTTCATCAAACAAAACAACTGAATATGGATTTTTTCTAACTTTTTCTGTTAATTGGCCACCTTCTTCATATCCAATATAACCTGGGGATGCTCCAACCATTCTATTTGTGCTAATTTTATCCGAGTATTCGGACATATCTAATTGTATTAACTTATTTTCACTACCAAAAAATTCTTTAGCTAGAGTCTTTGCGAGAAAAGTTTTTCCAACTCCACTTGTCCCTAGGCACAAGAATGCCCCAAATGGTTTGTTTTTTTTCTTTAAAGGGGTATGTCCCCTCAGTAGACAATTATAAATTTTATCTACAGCCTCTTGTTGTCCTACGACAATTTTATTTAATCTTTTGTTTAAAGCAGAAAATCTTTTTAAGGAAGTATTATATAAGGATTCTATTGGTATTTTTGCTTTTTCTGAGACAGCCTCATATAAATACAACTCATCAACTAATGTTTCGGAAGAGGTTTTTTGACTCATCCATTCTTGCAAAACATTTTGATATGTTTGAAACAGTTCGTTCTGCTTCTCTTTTATTAGTTTATTATTGGGGTCATGATCTTCTTGGATCATAAGGTCCTCTAGCTGTGCCTCTAGGTCTTTAGCTTTATCTGGTCTTTGAAAGTTTTTAATTTTAGCTTTTGCTCCAGACTTATCTAGTAAATCTATAGCTTTATCTGGAAAGCTTTTGTCAGTTATGTATTTATCTGCAAAATGAACACAGAGTTCTAAGAAATGATCTGTATATAATACTCCGTGAAAACTTTCATAATTTGACTTGATTCCTTTTAGTATTTCTAAAGATTCCTCTTTTGAGGGTTGAGCAACTTTAATAGATTGAAACCTACGATCTAAAGCTCCGTCTTTTCCGATTGTTTTTTTATGTTCCTCATGAGTAGTTGCACCAATACACGTAAGTTCTCCACGAGCAAGTGCAGGTTTTAACATATTCGCCGCATCCATTGTACCTTCTCCGCTGCCTGCACCAACTAATGTATGGATTTCGTCAATAAATAAAATAACATCTTCAGACGAGGAGGCTTCTTTAATTATTTTTTTCAATCTTTCTTCGAATTGTCCACGATATTTTGTGCCAGCAATAAGCATTGCTAAATCTAATCCATAAATCTGTTTATTTAACAAATGCTCTGGAGCTAATCCTTTGACAATTTGCGAGGCCAAACCTTCAATTATGGCGGTTTTCCCAACTCCTGGATCACCAATTAGAATAGGATTATTTTTTTCTTCTGACATAAGATTTCGCAGATTTGTTTAACTTCAGCATCCCTACCAATAATATTATCTATTTTTTTTTGAATTACCAATTCATTGAAGTTAATAGCGAACCTAGATAAATATTCTAATTTATTAACATTCTGTTCGAAATTTTCATCAATATTATTGATTTGTGGCTCTGGCGTGAATGTTAAAGGCTCACTTAACTCTAGAAAGTCTTTTTTTATTGCAGCCAAAATCGTATGAGGATCTATCTGCATTTCACGACAATAGCCATTAATTGGCGAGTTGCTGTATTGAGAAAAAGCTAAAAACAAATGTTCTAAACCTAAATAATCATGATCATATTTATTTGCAATTGCATGAGCGATTTCAATTACCCTGTTTGCGTCTATAGAAAATGTAAATTTTTCAGAATTTTGCTGGGGGAAATTTTTATTCAAATCAATTAAGGTTAATACATAGGATTCTATAGCTTCAATATCTATTTTAGACCTGACTAAAATATCGAAAATTTCATCTGTTTTAGTAGCTAAAATACCATAGCAAAGATAATTAATGTCTATAACATATGTTTCATTTTCTTCTGCTGCTTCTCTAGCTATTTGTATGGCTTCTATGGCTTTAGGGGTAAAATTTGGTAGTTTTTTCATTATTTTATATCACCAAGCTTCATGTATATTTGTTCGCTAACAATAGATATGTTATCAATAAATAATATTTCATCACCTTTTCTCGCTGAGAAAATCACTATACTTTCTTTTTTAGGGATGGTATTTGTTTTTAAGAAATCATCAACTCTATTTCGCTGTACCAATCGCCCGTTGGCCATTGAGCGACCATTTAAAAGAATTCCATCTACAGTAGCCGTTTCATCTGAAAATGTAAATTTAATATAATCATTTCCATTTTGACTTTTTCTTTTGAACGCATCTTCAACTACTCCAATGAATGTGGAACTATCTCTTTCCTCCATGCTTTTGCTATATAGTAAATCATTTACTCCAGAATCTCTAAAAACTTCTTTGAGTTTGTGTGTATAGCTGTAGCCTAATAATTTCTTTTCAAAATACCAATTAGCAAATTTTTCATGCTGTTTGTTTTGAATATATATTTTTTTGTAATTTTCATACTTTTTCTTAAAAGTTAAAAATCTTTTTTCAGACATTAATATTTTCCCGTCATCAGCTAATGTTTGATCTCTTTGCGTTTCTGCAATACAGTCTAATAGTTGATAGTTTTTTCTTTCGCCCATTGCTATAAAATTGCGCTTTTCTCTATCAGTTAAAATATTAAAAGCCTGCGCTTCTAATACTAATAGAGAGCGGCTACCGCTTGAGCAAGAAGACATAGCTCCAGCTTGAATAAGAGCAGAAAGCATTCCTATGTTTAACCCCGCACTTTTGGCTGTAAGAAAGATATCATACTTGTTAGATCTTGTTGAATCCCTAAAGTCTTTTAAGTTTTCTAAAGATTTCTCACTTATGCCCTTAATACTATTTAATCCATATCTAATACAATTTCCTTCTATTGTAAAATCCATATTAGACTTAATAAGATCTGGAGGCAAAAGTTTAATATTAAAATGAGGAAGTTCTTGTGCTATTTTACATATTTCTTCATAAGGTGATGGTTCAAATTTTGTCATCTTTAATAAAGATTGAAAAAACTGAATAGGATATTTGAATTTTAAATATGTAGTCCACGCAGCAAGCTTTGCATAAGATATTGAATGGCTTTTGTTAAAGGAATAATTCGCACTATCTTCAGCAACCTTCCATAGAATTGAACCCACTTCGTGCGGCAAGTTATTTTCAATCACTTTTTGTTCAATTTTGTTTTTCCATTTAGGCATTTCTTCTGTCTTTTTCTTGCCAACAATTCTTCTAAGTTGCTCTGCTTCATCAAGATTAAAGCCAATCTTAACTGCCATTTTCATTAATTGTTCTTGGTATAATGGTATGCCTCCAGTATAAGAGAGAATATCATCAAAAAAATCATGAACAGTTTGAGATTCTCCAGTATCAGCAAATTTTGCGAAACTGTCCATAAAATCTAATGCTCCTGGCCTACCGATAGCGACTACAGCACTTAACCTTTCGAGACTGTTTGGTTTGATTTTTTTACAAACCTTAAAATTAGTATCGGCCTCTATTTGGAACAAACCATGAGGGCAATTTAGGTCTTGCTGAAGTGGCTTAAAGATGTCTTCATCATCAACAGAAATAGAATCTATGTTTAAGTCTAGGGATTTACAAACATCATGAATTACGCTAAGGGTTCTTAATCCTAAAATATCAAACTTAACCATCAACTCAGAAACCCAGTTCATATCATAGCCACTTACTAAGTTTCTGTCATTGGTGCTTTGTAATGGACAAATTTCTTCTAATTTTTGAAAAGAAATAGCTATTCCAGAGGGATGAACGCCAGTATTTTTATTTAGACCTTCAAGTTTTTCCGCAATATTTAAAATATTTTTATTTTGTTTAGACCATTCTTGAAATTTTTCACTTTCTTCCTGTGCTTCGCTCAACTTGGAGACTTTGCCAAATTTTTCAGGTATATAATTACTAACAATATTAACATCCTGTTCTGAGTAATTGCCTACAATTTTCCCGCACTCCTTAATGCATAATTTACTCTTTAAAGTATTTAATGTTAAGATATTACAAGTCCTACCTGGGTACCTTTGTTCAATAAACTTTACTACTTCTTGTCTTCTTTCATAAGAAATATCATTATCAATATCAGCTAGTAGCGATCCATCTAGATAAGTCACTCCATCCTTCCCCTTTATCTTTTTGGCTCGACTTTTGCTAACAAACCTTTCAAAATATAAATCATATTTAACTGGATCAACATTTGTGACGCCAATTAAATATAGAACTAAACAGCCAGCAGCAGAGCCTCTTCCTGGACCAGTGGGTATATTTTGTTCTTTACAAAAATTGTGAACGTCCCAGTTTAAGAGAATATAATCGACAAAACCAAGATCTTCTAAAATATCTAATTCTTCTTTTGTTCTTTTGTAATAAACTTCATTGTTTTTAAATTTATTTATGCCTTTTTCTTTTATTCCCTCCCAGCAAAGTTTTTTGAGAAAAGTAAAGTTGGAAATTTCTTCTTTTATGTTTAATTTTTTATAAAACCTATCTTCAATTTTTATTTCTGGGAGCTTTACTCCTGCAGGGCAAGCGTCCTCGTAGTCTCCAAAGTCTTTAAAAAAATTCATAATTCTAATTCCCATATTTGGCGGCGAAAAATTTCATAGTTCATTTTGACATCGTAAATCGCATCATGTAGTTTTGATTGGTCGAAATCAATACCATATGACTTGCATAACGCAGTGATACTTGCCTTCATTCCTTTTTCCTTAAATGAAGTAAGCTTAAACTGCCAAGATAAAAGTTTTTCTTTTGAAGGTTTAATATCTTTTTTGATTGCTTTTGCAATACATAACGTATCTACTAGGTTTTTTAAATAGGAATAATCAGGCTTTTTCCCTAACGCTTTACGAAAAATGGAGTGAATATAAACGTCAAAACCTAATAAATTATGTCCAACTTTAATATAATTGGGGTCGTATAGATATTGCTCCATAAAATCTAATACTTTTTCTGGCTCAATAGATTCTTGTTCATATTTTTTTCTATTAAAACCTGTAATTTTTGCAGCATCTGCAGAAATGTTAAGTTTGTCCCATTTGATTAAAAAATTAAACTCTTTGAGTGTTTTCGCTCCCTCGCAAAGTATAAAGCCTAATTGCCAGGGCTTGTTGTTTTTGTCGCACAAATTAAGGTTACATGTCTCAAAATCAAAAACCATATATTTTTGTTTGTTTTTAAATCTTAGTAGTTCTTCCTTCATTTTGATGATAATACTATATTGTCTCGCTGTAGTCAATAAAATTGTGTAAATGTATACATGAACGAGATAAGCATGATAACTGCTGTAGCTATATGTGTGTGTGGCGCTTTTATTACGGGATCTGTTGCTTTTGTTATAAAATCTTTAATTAACGATATTAAGCAAGCAGAAAGTAGTGCAGAAAAGGGGTTGGAGTTTATTAGATCTGAAATATTCGGACTAAGGAAATCACTAGACGGGCTCAGGACGGAAGGAAGGAGGAACGAGGATGACATGAAAAGAGCGATTGATCTTACTAAAGTTGAGTTTAGAGAGGAATCTAGATCAGAAAGGCAAAACGTAGAATTAGTTAAAAAAGAAATAAAACAAGAGATAGAAGCTTATCGAAAGCAAACAGAATCTGTTTTAGAAGCTCGTCGTCAAGATGTTTATATAATTTACGAAAAACTTAATCAATTAAAAGATTATATAAACGAAAGATTTGAGAATCTTAACTAACTACATCTCTCTTCCAGCTTTCAAAAGAAAATTGATCACTACCTTGATGTTCGAAGTTTGGGCAATCTAAAGTACGTGCTTTAAACGTGCGATTGCACATACATTTATAGGTTTGGTACGCAGAAAAGTCTTCTTCGTTTGAATAAAAAATGCTTTTTGACAATTGGGTTTCGTGTTTATTTTTATAACAATAAGCAAGTACCTCCTCTTTTATTAAGTGGTCAAATGGAAGCAAGTTATCTTCTATAAGAAATGTTGGATTTGTAAAAGATAAATCTGGCGTACACGTTGAAAAAAACATTGTGTTGTTAAAAATAAAGGAATCGTAAAATGGAATAGCGATTTTAAGGCTATCTTCTGACCATATTTGTTTTAAAAAACTTTCAGGCAATACCCCGTTATTACCGACGAATGCATTCGAGTATATTTTATTTAATCTTTTGCACCCATCTGAATTCTTGGCAAAGACTATAATTTTATGATTACATTCTTCTTGATTGGAGGTATTATTAGAAAGAGAGATACGTAGCCCAAATCTTAATTTTAACCCTGCGTTTTTTGCAGCTTTTCTCGCTTCAAGAAATCCAATCAGAGAGTCTTCAACAACAATAATTTCTTTCAGTTTAGAATCACTCGCAAGTTTTATAATACTTCTTGGCGAGTCCTCTTCAAAAGTTAAAATACTTTTGCCGATTGAATAGTGAGATTTAAATAATGGAATCATGATTATTTATACCAAAAAAAAGACCTAGAGTCAATCTTTTAAATATCAAATTCATCTTTTTTATTCCAATGAGGGCATCCACTATACTCTTCTTTTATAATTTGATCATTTTTCTCTTTTAATTTAACTAAGGAGTCCTTGTCTTTTAAAAAAGCAGTTTTCTTTATTTTGCCATTTTCATCAACTAAAGTGTAGTATGACATTGGTTTTCTAAACGGGCAAATATAAGATGGAATTTTATTTCCATTTTCATCTAAAACAAACTCTCCACGACTTTTTTTAAACCCTTCCCTTCCACAAGATAATGGGCCGCCAAAAGACCCGTCTGAGGGATAGGGTTTTTTTGCTGCTAAATTAGATAAAGCTTTTGTTTCGGAAAAATCATTTAAATAATTACTAATTTCTGTTAAGTGATACTCGAATCCTTCAAGTTCTTCATCCGAAATTGAATCCATTTTTAAAACACCTTTGCCGTGATTACCAGTCAAATCTTTATCCAAGGGAAACCTTAAGAACAAAAATTCACAATTTCTATTCTTTTGTTTTGGAAACATTTTTTGCACCGCTAAGGAGTACATTAAATCCTGCAAGTTATCCGTAATTTCTTTGCCTTTAAATACTTCCTTGCTTGTTTTAAAGTCTCTAATTAAAGCCGTATCTTTATATATGAAAAGTTTATCTATAAATCCTTTAATTCTATATTTTTTATCTTTCTCATCAACTATTAAATCAAAATCCTGCTCAGAGATGGCTTGCAAAGGTTTCTCTAATATATCTCCAAAGAAATCGTAATTTAAGCCTTTTAGTATCATTTTGTCCATATCAACCAAGGCGCCTTTATAATTTACTCCAAGTTTATTCGCATGAATTTCTACGAGGCGTTTTAATGCAACAGAAGAATAAACAGATCTATTTTTTAATACTTTTTTTAAGTGCTTTTTATGTTTATCGTCCCCTAGTAGTTCAAAAATTAAATGACAAATCCATCCTTTTGAAGCCCCCTCATTACTAGTGTCTGGAAGTTTTAATACGTATTTACAAAAATAAGTCCAGCTACAATTTTGTGCCGTCTTTATTCTGCTTGCGGAAAGCGGGATTAAATCTTTTTTATCCATTAATATATTTTATATTATTCATGATACCCTGACTTAGCTTACCTCTTTTAAATAGAGAGTTGGATAATGAAATAATTTTTGATTGTTGATTTAATTCCTTAACTTTGTTTAATTTATTATTCCAAGCTTCATAGTCGTCGCTGGACATTTCCCCAAAATCATTTTTAGTTGGTAGGCAAATCTTAATGAGATTACAGTCAAATACTTTTAATAATTTTAGATAATTTTTAATGCACGCATTTAAGCCTCTGTTTTCATCCTTATCCCCATCGTTGTTAAAGGATAATATAATCTTTTGTAAACTTATGCTAGATAAAAAATAAATTAAAGCTGAAGATATTTCTAGACCAAAGGTAACTAAGACATTTTTATATCCATTCTCATGTAGTGAAAGTAAGTCACCTATACTCTCAACCAAGATGACTTCTTTACAATCTTCAATAATACTAGCAATATTCTTTCCGTCTTTATTTTTTAAAAAAGCAGGATATATCCAATTAGACTTTTTACCAACATGTTTCCATTTTGGTCGATTTTCTTGACTAATCATGTCTCTACCTGCTAAACCATGAATTTCATCATTGATATTGAATATTGGGAAAACAAAACGCTTGTTCATAGATCCATGGGTTGAGAACCCAGATTTAAAAAATTTTAAAACAGAATTTGATATTCCTTTATCGTTATAAAATTTATAATGAGGTAAAAGCTCTTTTAAAATGTCTTTATCAAACGTCTTTTCCATTTCTATTCTTTGGCTTGGTTCTTTTCTGTTTTCTAAAGAATTAAAAGTATTTCCTTTTAAATATTTTTTAATTTCTAGTTTATTATTAGTTCCAAGAGTTTTTTTTACCAAGACTTCAAATTTCATAAAATTTGTATCTTGAACATGATCTTTCCATACTCCAGTATCTTTGTAAATCTGTATGGCGGTTTTATTATCTCCATCTCGGAATAAAGCATTTGTCTGCCAAAACTTACCCCTATCATAGAGTTTATACCCAAGAGATTCTAAAATTTCTTTAATTTCTAAACTCATAATTCATCTGGCAAGCCATCTATGGGGGTTATGACTGGCCTAATATTAGCAAAGTTTTGAGTATCTACCATATCCTGTAAATCTCCACACTCTTCAATGCCAAAATTTTCAATATTAAGGTGAATGTAATTATTTCTTTTGGAACCATCTGGCATTTCTACGGGTTGAATAGCTCTATGATAATTAGATCCTAAATGTCTAGATTTGAGGCACGATAACACATGAGTTCCATACCCTTCTGGCTCTTCTTGAATTTGATCAAGAGTCTTTTTTCTAAGGTGAAACATGTGAGAACAAAATTGGATAATTCTATCTGACAAAGAAACAACGCTTTCGTCGTCAACGGTATTTTCTGCCCTTCTATTAGTTGTAATTCCATACCGATTGCTTTGCACACTAGTAATCATCGATATAACAGGGCCATCGTCCCCAACTATTTCTTTTTGTATTAAGTTTTTGAATTGAGTAATCATATCCCCCACTACTTGCCATTCGCTTTGATTTCTGCTATTTGTTTGCTCTGTGGTTTTAATATAATCAAAACTAAAAAGCATAGGATTACCCCTACCTACCTTAGAATAATAAAACCTACGTATAACATTAGTCATGTCTTCTACGCTTAGTCCTGCTACATTATAATAGTAGAATTTTAATTCTTTAATTTGATTCCAAACAGATCTAACTTTTTCTACAAAATCTTTATTTTTTCTCCAAGATCCAGTTTCTAAATAATGGACAGGAACTTTTGAGAGTGTCGCACATTGCCTCATAGTTAATTCCTCTTGAGACATTTCTCCATTATCAAAATGCAGAATAGGTATATTTTTATAAGATTTTGAAACCTTACTTACAAAATCTAAACAGAAAGTTGTCTTCCCTACTCCAGATCTGGCAACTATAACAGAAATATTTCCTGGTCTTAACAAAGAGCCATATAATTCGTTAATTCTTTTATGAGGACCCATAAACCCAAATTCGTCTTTAGGGTTATTCCCCCTCTCTTCAATAATCTCCTCCATTGATTCATAAATATTTTTCGGAGAATCATTTGTGTAATAAAAATCTATTTGTTTATTATAAATGGAATCGGCGTTTTGAATTATTTCTTCAAAAGAATGATTGGCACCAAGGTTTTTCATCTTCTTGGCTACCTGTACGGCACTATTATATATCGAACGCCTAATACTTACTTTTTTAAGTTCCTTTGCTGCTTTTTTTACACCATCTTCTGATATTTTCCTTAAGCCAAGAGATGCGATATATTTAGAAGTATCAATATTATCCTCGAAAGATATATTGTAATCTTTTACTTTTTCAGACAATACTACCTCATCTACATGATCCCCTTTTTCTATGCAGTTTTTTAAAACCTTAAAAATTGTTGCATGGACATGGGTATTTTGTGTTGAAAAATCCTCTTCATTTATGAATGGAGCTATTTCTGCGTAAGAAGAAGGATGTTTGAGTAAGCCAGCTAACAAATGGCGTTCTAATTCTTTAGACTCTATCATGAACAAATTCTAAAACAAAAAATAAGATTTGTCAATAATATTTTACAAAGAGCTATCTTCATCTTCTGGATCTATATCATCTTTGTCTAAAAAACCCAATGCATTTAACGATTCAACTTCTGCGCCTTCAAGATAGGTTTCTACTGCTTTCCTCACTCCCATTTCTATTATTTTGCTATTAGACTTATTAAAGATGACAGGAGATCCATCTTGAGACAAATAAACTATTAACACTCCCTTTCCTACCTTGGAGTTACCAGAAAATTCATATATTTTATCCATTAATTTAAGTGGCATTTGGAATTCTGGTAAGTTTTCTGGATCAATGTTCATATTTATATATTACACTACTTATAGTAAAGTTCCTGAGTTTTTGAAGAATTCTTTTGTTAATTCTTCGGTTGAATAAATTTCAATTAATTTAATATTATTAATTTCACAAAATTCTTGCTTATTTTGGTCTCTTCTTAATTGATTGATGTAGTTATATTTATTCTGGCCGTGAAAAAAAGGAGTATATTTCACATGTTGTTGTCCCTGTACTTCTATAGCGATTCTTTTATTTGCATTGTAAAAATCTAAAGACATTTTCGTTCCAGCAACAGGAAATTCTTCAAAAACAACATGATTTAGCCAAAACTCTTTTAAGAAATCTTTTGTTGCTTTTTGTATTTTGCTTTTACTTTTTCCATCCCAATCAATTAAATATTTTTTAACTCTTGGAATGCTTCTTACTGCTCCATTTAGTGTTTTAAATTTCACTTGATTAGTGATAACTCTTCTTTAATAAGGCTGAGTAAAAAATTACAAAAATCATGGTTTTTATCTAGAAAATCCATTAACTTCGATTCCCCTTGAATCTTTTCAAAAAATTGAATCTTAGATTTTCTACATTTATCTAAGACATCCTTGTCTAGAGATATCCATGCGCCCTTTTTTTCTATAAATCCCCATGTGTAACACATGTCTAATACTTCTTTTTCTAGCCAAACGGAATTACCATTTTTTCTGCCATATTTAATTGGGTATCTGACAGAAGATCCAGTCTTTTCGTTTACGCTTTTCCTGAAAATTATTTTGCAAAAATGTCCAATAGGGTTTCCTTTGTCTTCAAGTTTTGCTGCGTTAGGATTTTCAAATATAATATCTGAATTATATCTTTCTTGAAATTCTAGAATAAAATTAGCATAATGCTTAATAGCATTCCCGCCAGCCTGCTTACTTTTAGGCCCACCTCTAGCAGCATAAGGGTTTGCTGCTACTTCTACTCTAACCTGTGAGGTTAAAATCATCATGTGATTCATCTTGATGATAGGTAGAACCATTTTCTTTAAGAAAACAGATGTAATCAAAGCTCCTCCAGCAACCTGTTCACTATCTTCAAATGGTTTGTCGTAATCGTTTTGACGGCATAAAGCATCAACACTATCGATAATGAACATATATTTTTTATCTTCATCATTTTCTTTTATCAACATACGAATAAGCTCGAAAACTTTTTCAAAAACATTACAATCAAACTTAAAAAAACTTTCTTCACTTGTATTTAGCCCAGATCTTGCAATCATTTCTGGAGAAAGCCTTCCTTCGCTTTTCACATATATAACCATTCCTTTCTCCCCGAAATATTTTTGGAAATTTCTAGCCACAGAAAGAGCACAAGAAGTTTTTCCTCCTTCGTTTATTCCAGTAAATCGATGCACTCCAGAGGGAAATCCTCCAGATAAGGCTAGGTCTAAATTGAGACTACCAGTGGGAATTTTATAGTCAAGCTCTTCGTATTGATTATAGTGAAAGTTTTTATTATTCTTGTCATTTAAGAATTCTTTTATTTTAGATATTGTTTCGCTCATATCACTCTGATAAAAAATCTTTTATCGTTTTTTTGGTTTTATTTAATTTATAGTCTTTTCCTACTTTTCCTTCTTCTAGCTTATGCTCTTTGGGTTTAGGAATTTTATAATTATAGTCTAAGTGTTTTTTTTTAACAAACTTCTTCCATCCTGGAGTCGCTAATATAGCAAGGCTTTCAAATTTTTGTCCAAAATTTACTTTACCCCAAAAGCATTGGTCGGGAAATTCTTCAAGCAATCGGTTAAGAAGTGTCATTTCTTTCTTCCAAAAAACTCTTTTGTCGGAAGTTGGCTCATTGATATGTTTCTTGACAATCTCCCTTTTATTTAGGCATTTTTCCATTGATTATACTAAGTCCAGTTTTAAGATTGGATATTTAGTCTAGCATAAAGAAAAAAATGAGTCAAGGCTAAATTAAGCCTGATCCAATTTAAAAATCTGACTAAAATATTCGGACACTACGTCTGCAGGGTATTTATTCTTTCCTAGATTTACAAACTGTGTGACAAATTCTACATTTTTCTGCATGTATCCTATATTTGGATCAATCCTGTCAAGAGACGCACATAAGGGATCATTTCTATTGTGCGTCAGTGTTGGAGGTAGTTTCATTTTTAATTTAGAGTAAGGGCAAATGCCATGTTGGGCCTCCCAGAGGTCTAATAAGAATTCTAAAGTTATATCAAATTCTTGAAATTTTGCAAGATTAGACTTGTCTCTTTTTGACTTTTTTGCTGCACGTATAAAATATCTAAAAGGAGAATATTTATCACTGGTCCCTTTCCTTGGGGCCATTCGGAAATTATCGCTAACTACTCCAGTCCATGGTTTTAAATGGCTATATCCATTTTCACCAACCGCCGCAGCCTTAACTTTGAGGTTTTTATAAAATAAATAATTTGAATTCTCTTTGATTCTCCTTGTATACTCAGACTTATCTTTCCAAAATAACTCACCAGTATGAGCGCATTTTACTTGAACGTGCTTTCTACCATTAATTTTTTTTTCTTTCATAAGATATGATACACTAAGTTTGGTGGAGGTGGAGGTAAAAAATGGTGGAGGCGAGCAGAGTCGAACTGCTGTCCTAATCATCTTCAATCTTGCGACTCTACAAGCTTAGTTAATTTTTTTTATAGTTTAGATATTAACATCCAACTTCTTGTTTCATTTATTTTACAGTTTTATGACACAAGCAAACTTTTTTCTGTTTTTGCAGATGTCATCCTCTTCTAATTTTATCTGCGTCCAAAAAGAAAAGGGGTAGCTTATGCTACAGCAGCCACTTGATGCGCGACACTCTTGCGAGTGACAACCTTGCGAGAAGCAACCTTCTTTGCAGGGTTAAAACGATCAAGAAGACCATTTATAAGTTTAGACTTGGCACTTATATACCACGGGCTTTTTGAGGAGCCAGCCCACTCCTGCTTGCTACGCAAGTATCCAATATTAGTCGAATCCAATACGCCCCCTTATTTCAAATATCAAAGTTACATACTTTACACTATATGGGAATTAATGTCAAGTATTAAAATTTTTTTATTTTGTTTTCAATGCTAGAGACAATTTTTCGAAATTTAGATTCTCTAGCAGATTTATTTTCTCTCGTTCTATGACTATTAAGAATTATCCTTCGATAATTTTGCTTAATTAAATTTTTGGTTTTTGTATAATTTCTATTTATTTTAAAAAGTGCTGCTTGGATTTTTGAAGTTTCTCTAATAATTTCAGACTCTAACTCTTCTTTAATTTTTTTTTTATCACCATTATAAAAATTAATAATACCTTGTAGTTCTTCTTTTGTTGGAATGTCTTTAGCTTCTGGCATATTATTTAATGCAGACTCAATCCTGTCAAATTTTTCAATAGAAACAAAGTCTTTGTGTTTTTCTAGATTGGTGACTTTATTTTTCAATTCGTTTATTGTTTTTGTAAAAGCGTCTAAATTGAAATTTTTAAAATTTTCATCTGTAATCGGGTTTTTATTTTTTAAAGAACGCTTATGCAGTCCAGAAACTCCTGCTAAGACAAGCAAAACAGCTAATGGATCAAAAACAAAAATTAATATAATTATTACAATCCTTACGGCTTTGTCTAGGGAAATCTCACCTCCTCCTAAGTCTTCAAACAATTTTGCTATATATTTAATTGGTCCGATTTCAGCTTCTAAGCTACGAACTTTTTCATTGTAATCCATTTTTTGAACCTGTAATTCGCTAATCCTGTCATTCGCTTCGTTAATTAATTTATTGTATTTTTCAACTTCTGATTTATCTTCAACTGACTCTAGTCTTGATTGCTGAAGTGTGGTAATTTTATCAACTGATTTTTTAATTTGTTCTTCTGCTTTTTCCCTGTACGAATTTATTTTAAATTCAATATCTTTTAAATTTTGAGATATAAATTCTCTTTCTTCTAATTGAGATTTTTTTAAATCTTCTGATTTTTGATTAATGCTGCTTTTGTATTCTTGAATCTCAGAAGAAGCATCTTTTCTGTAAGAATCTATTTTAATTTCAATTTCTTTTAGGTTTTTATCTATAGATTCTCTTTCTTCTGCCTGCGCCAGTTTTAATTCTTCTATTTTGCTTTTCTTGTCGGAAAAAATTCCTCCAGATTTAGATTCTATTTCAGCGATTGCTAAATCTAGCTCTTGTCTTCTCTCTATAAGCCTGTCTCTTCTTGATTCTTCAAATTTTATATCTTGATTTAACTGGTTATTTATTTGATCTATGGTTGTTTGATTAGAAGATAATGATATTTCTGTCTCAAAATTAGAGATAATTTTATCTAATTCTTTTCTACGATTAATAAGTTTGTCGATCTGAGCTTTTTCAAACTCGATGTTTTGGTTTAATTGAGAATTAATTTGTTCAATTCTTTTTTCTTCTCTTTCTATATCAATTAAATTTATATCCCTAGAGGATGAGGATTTTTTTTCTTCTTCATTAATGTAAGAATATTGTCTTTCAATAAAAAGCTGTTCTCTTGAGATTTTCTCATCTATTTGTTTAACGGTGGCAGTTTCTTTTTCTGTTAAGTAGCTATGCTCAATGTGAGCCTTAGATAGAAAACCAAAAATACCCATGCTAGTAATAAACATTAATATTATTACTGCGCTAGTTAAATACATTTTCATTAGCTTGTTGGCGCTTTTCCAGTTAATATGGAGCCATACAGCAGAAATAATTTTGCCAAACTCTAAAACAGAACCCATGATTATGACTGGCAGGACAGAACCAGGAAACATTGTAGCCAGTCCTAGGATACTAAAATATGCCCCAGTGACAGATATACTTAGAGCCGAGAGTAGGACTAAAAAAGAAAAAATCATTTTAAAGATATTCTAAGCCTATTGGCCCTTGTTGAAAATAAGATACATGCCTAGCAGAGTTTGGCGTAAATGAATCACATACGATTGGAGAAAAAAGTTCTATTGGCCCTATCGGACCAAAATTAGTGCCATCAATGATTAAATTCTCAGCCTTTAGTATTGAGGTGATATACAATCTATTGCCAGAACTAGGACTAACTTCGCTAGTATCTGCATTAGTTTGACTAATAATACCATCTGAATCTAGCATTATTGCTCAAAGTAAGATACTTGCCCAGTAGAAGCTGGAGTAAAGGTATCGCAGATCACTGGAGACGGAAATGAGCACGGCCCTACCGACGAGGCTGTTACTCCATCTATTACTAAATTACCAGACTTTAATATAGCTGTAATATACAGCTTTTTGCTTCCAGAACTTGGGGTTATTGCTGATGTACCAATGCTAATCTTACTTGGAATTGTCTTTGGGCTTGCCATAATTTGTATCCTCCTTTTTCCATTGACTCAAACAAACTGCTATACGTTGCTTGATATTTTTAAATTCTTTTTTAGACTCCTCATCACTTAAACAGCGATTCATAAAATCATCTTTAGATTCTTTTGTCTGTTTAGATGGCAAGGGCATAATACATTCTATTACACAATAATCAGCAGAAAATCTCAAATGTTATTATTAATCATATTTATTATTTTTTGCGGGAAGA